CTAGCTGCGTTATTAATAAGTGGAGAAGCCAATCCAGTAACACCAAGAGCTACCACAGTAGATGTATCAGGTAAACTATTTACCATACTGCGATATAATCCTTCTAAGCTAGTGACACTACCTTCACTGGCAACACTTGGTGAATTATCCGAACCAACTTCACTAATAACACTTTCTATTGAATTTGTTGTTTCATAATGAACAATAACTTCAAAAAATACTGGAGTACCTACTGGAGTTACAGTACCAGTAGATGGCAAACCTGTGAAAATTACGTCTAAAAATGCTGTAGTGGTATCTGCGAAACCAGTCGACAATGAATTTAATGAATTTAACGTTAATGATCCTGAAGTATTAACTACTATCTTGTTATCATAACCTTTAAAAATAAAATCATTAACACCACCTGGCCTCCAAGTAATTTGGTAGAAATCTGTGTTATTACTTGAAGCTAAGTGAATTTGACTATAAGACATAGATGATGCTTGATCTGGACTAAAGTTAGCATATGTTGATAATTCATTTGCATCCATTTTTGGTACTAAATTCATAAAACACATTCCAGGAGCATTCGTAGCAGCTATTCTTGGGAAACATCGCATACCAAAACCAATTACACGAAACTGATCAGCAGTTGATTTTAAGGTTGTTGCATTTGAAAAATCGGTACTGGCCCAACCTGAAGCTGCAGTATGTGTACCAGTAGAATAATTAATACCATTATATAAACTGGGATTACAAAATATTCTTAAAGTTCCGTCAACATTGGCTATTAGTGTACCTCTAAAATAAGATGTTGATAATGAAGTTGGTACTAATACATCAAAACCAGCACGCACTGGCCCATATTTGAAAGGATCTGATAAGCATTTCAAATATTGAAGTGCAACTGGACCTAATCCAATATTTTTGGTTCTTTTCATCTTAATACGCTTATTTTTACGATTTTTATTTTTAGAACGTTTTTCAACAACTACTACTTTGTTTTTATTTTTGTTTTTCATTTTTGTTTTGTTTTTAGATATCACAATAATTTGATTTTTTGGAGGCATATTTGTATATAATAATAAATATAGTAAGGGCGAGTCTTTACACTATAAGTTAATTTGGAAGGTATATTTTACTAAGATATACTAACCAAATTCATACCACCATCTCGCCGGATGGTATATTATAGCGTTATTTAAATTATAGAATGGTTGCTTGTTATATGTGTTAGCTCACATGAAGTTGCGAAGTCTTTCAAGGACTGACCCAATCGCGGGCTAGGCTTGATAGTTTTAACGTCATTCCGGACAAAAATTAGTTTAAACGTCTTTGCGGACTATGATGCCTAATACAAGGTATCTAAATCTATATCATTTTGTATATGTTTAATAGGTTTATGAAGCATTAATGGACAATGTTTTTGGCATTCTTCAATAAAAGTATCTTTTGGAACTTCAGTCATATCAGGCGGAGGTATATTTACTAACCCTTTTTCTTCAACATCAGGAAAACCTTCTTTATTACCAGTAATCATACCATCAACTACCATAGCATAATGGAACATAGGTAAATCTAACACGTAAGGTAAACTCACGACATTTTTTAATTCTGATTCAAATTGTTCCAAATGTGATCTATCTAAATGGTAAACTTCATTTAACATATCCCAGGTCTCATCAGAATATTCGTACTTATCTACAACATGTGATTTTGCTCGGTGCTCTTTTAACATATATTCAGGCATTTTTGCTTGCTCATCTGCTACTAATTTTAATATATGTATAATATAATGTGATATAAATGGAATAGAATGACAGTCTTGGTATCTTGATAACATATCTCCTTTCAATACTTCTAGTGCTTTTAATTTTTCAGGTAAGTTTATGTAAAATCCAGTTTTAGCAAAAAAACGACCTATACCTGTAGCTAAAACACAAGTTAAACTTTTATCAGAAATTCTTTTTACCGGATAAAATCGAGCACTACAAAACGATGAATAATATTTTGCATCTTCACTATTGTATTCTTTAGGTTCTAAGTTAAGTCCCAATTTACGTAAAAATAATGTGTATTGTATCATTGAAACCAATTTTTTTCATGTTATTATCAGAATCATCACCTAGAAACATAGCTCTCATTTCTAATGTTTTCCAAACTACATTAGGAGAAGGTGGTTGTTCATAATTCAAACATTTTGCTAAACAAAAAGTAGTTGATAATCCTTGTATTAAAGTATTACCTATGGAAGTATTAGGATCACCTGAGTGTCGCACACCATCTACAGAAAATTTGGTTCCAAACTTGTCATAAGCAACTGTATTAATAGATCTATCCAATGATTGTAACACAACTGTTGGTGCTCCAGCTAATTCGTAATAATCTCTTTCTAATATTAAAAAACCAACGTGTATAGTAGTGTCAAACCTTTTAAAATCTCCTTCCCAACCAGTTCTATTAACACCGTCAAATGAATGATAAAAATAATCTCCTATCTCATCTGCTGGTAACTTTGAAGTATAAACTAAACCGTATTCATTTTTAACAGACCAAATTTTTGCAACTACGTCTGAAAAACTATGCATAAATGGTGCGGTGGTAACATTATGTTGTGGATCACGAGATGCGATATTACGTGGATCATAAGAAATTGATCCATCATTATTACTTTTATAAACAGACTCGATTTTAGGAAATGATCCACAAGTATTAATTCTATCAGAAGGTGCGCAATTAAATTCGAGCAAAGCTTTAATGTGTATATCTTGTTGAGCTTTGGTAAAGTTAGAGTTCCATAGTGAAGTAAATTTCGGTCTAACCTCAGCAACTTCCGGTAAAAATTCATGAAAATTACGAATTGAATATGTATAAAACTCTTGAAAAAACTTAGGATCAAATTCTACAGTGTGAACTAATTGTGGTGTTAGTGGTCTTGTAGCTATAGAATATGCACTAGCTAAAGGAGTATTTTTGACTACTATTGGCAAAGAAACTGAAGTAACACATCCAACTATTTTAATAGGATCCTTGATTTGTCGATCTATTGATAAGTCACCACATCTCATTTTTGCTGTTCGATCTAATTGAGTATTTATAATATCATATAACTTATGCTCATCACAATCTACTTCTTTAGCAGGTAAAGTTTGTGGTGAAACTGGAAAAGATCGATATTCTGGATAATTTGATGCGTAATTAATTCTGTATGGCCTGAATATTTCATCTGAATATATTTTATTTGTTTTTGAAATCATTTTTGAAGAACCCAAAGCTAAAGCTGCACTAATACCAGTCGTAGCTGCTAAAACTGGTAACACTATACCACCAACACCTGCTGTAGCTAAAGCTATGCCAGTTATTGCACCGACACCAGCAGTAATAATTGATGCTCCTATTATTGTTTTATTAGAAATAACGTGTTTATAATTAAAAGCCATAGCTTTAGTATGAATATCAATTAGATGTTCTGCAGGTTTCACAACTGAGTGTAATATCTTTATTTCAG